GTTACTTTGCAAGGCAGCATAACCAAATCCATTAGAAGATGAACCTGTGTTATTATCTCCAGAACTTTGTCCAAAAAAGAATCCATCAGTAGCAACGTAAGCACTACCATTCCAATAATAGGTTTGATGTTTGAAGATAGGTAAATCACTCTCATTCATCAAATACTGCATATATTTGTTTTTAGCAGTTACTGTAATTTCAGTCCCACTTGATTTAATTTTCTCCCCGACTTCAATTCCCTTTGAAAATGTAATATTTTCAGCGAATGTTTCCGCTTCGTCAGTTTCGGCAAATTTAGTAACATCACTTAAAGCAGAATACAGTCCTGCTTCATTTGTTAATGTTCCTTCTTTCGCATTTATTTGAGTTTGTATATCAGAAGTAATTCCATCTACATAACTCATTTCAGTTTGAGTTACATTAGAACGCCAAGTACCTACTTCTGTTTCTGTATAATACCTACCATCATGATCCGAACTTGTTTTGTGTGTAGCAAATTCTAAATCCGGTACAAAATGCAAACCATCAACACCTGTAGAATCTAATTGAGTATTATTGTCTACATAATTATTAGCATGAATTGTACCTGTGCCTGTTAAATCCCATCTGATGTGTTCTTCTGCTACAAAGTTAGTTGTAGCATCATGGTCAATTCCACTATCTTCAATAACAACTGCCACACTATCTGCAGTTGTAGCATCTGTTAAATTAAAATCTGTACCTAAAAATGTTAAATAATTTGCATCAGTTGAAACAGATACACCATTTTCCATAATATCAACATCATCATCTGTTACTTTATTAGTATTAAGGATATAATTATCAAACATTGCACTATTCATAACACCTGTGACAGTAGTAGTCGCTACAGGAATAGTAACATCATCAGCACCACCATCTGAAGTAATTGCTAAAACTGTTGTGTTGTTTGTGCCTACGCTTAATGCAGTTGAAACGTTATCTACACCCGAATCGTCACCTGTATTTGAGCCACTTAAGGCTCCACCGTTTATTATATTAACTTCTAAAGTATCTACAAAAATTGAATCACTAAAACTATATACTCCTGTAACATCCCAATCATCTTCTTCATTCACTAAAGTTTTATCAACTGAAAATGCTTGCAATTCAGCAAAAGTATTTATTTCACTTTCAACAATTACTGTTGAAGCTATTTCACCTTCTGCCCAAGGATGACTTGTGTTTACAAGATTTTCTGCGATAGTACCATCAGCAATATCTGTAAGAGTTGATTCTAAAGGTTGAAAATTAGAATTAGATTCTGTTTCTGTATAATATCTACCATCGTGGTCAGCACTTGTTTTGTGATTAGTAAATTCAGCGTCGGGTATAAAATTGTGGTCATCTATCTTGGTAGAATCAAGAGTTATGTCATTTGGAATATATGTATCATTTATTTCTGTACCGTTCCATGTACCCGTTTTAACAGTTCCTAAATTAGATATATTAGTTGTTAATGTATCTGCAAATAAAGAATCAGAAAATGCGTAAACCGATCCAATAGTAACGTTATCTGCGGTGTTAATTAATACTTTATCTGTAGAAAATGCTTGCAATTCAGCAAAAGTATTTATTTCAGATTCTACAATAACTGTACTTGCTAATTCATTCTCCGCCCAAGGACTTGTTGTATTAACCCAATTTCCTGCGATAGTTTCATCTTGTGCGAGATATGCTACCGCACCTGAATCTGCCTTTGCACCCAAGAGCGTATTAGATTCTGTTTCAGTATAATATCTTCCATCGTGGTCAGCACTTGTTTTGTGATTAGTAAATTCTAAATCTGGGATGAAATTCTTTCCATCTATATAAGTTGAGTCAATTCTAATGTCGATTGAATCCCTAACAGAAGTTAATAAAATATAATTACTTGCGGTAATGTCATTTGCTACTTCATTATCCGCCCAAGGATATGCTGTATTCACCCAATCACCAGTAATTGTTTCCACTTGGTCACGGAAACTTATTAGCGAAGTATCAATCTCAGCCTCAGCCCATATCTGAAAAGAAAGAGCTTCTAATTCTGACTCGCTATTAATTTCACTTTCATGTATGACAGTAGATACTATTTCAGTAGCTCCCCAAGGAAACGCAGTATTTACCCAATCTCCAAGTATTGTCTCTGCTTGTTGTAAATATCCTATATTGCTTGTATCAATATTAGCCGTGGGTAAATATCCTTGTATATAAATAGAGGATGAATCTGCTGTAGAGATTGAATCAACATTTATAATACTAAATGGATATGACGCTAAGTAAAATGGTAAATTGGCAGTTGTTATAGGTAACTGTGAATAGCTTGTACTAAACAACAATGCTAAGAAAACAATAATTTTCTTCATTACTGAACCTCGGTGTATTCTATCTGGTATGGTGCTGAACCGCTTGTTGTTTTTACATGAATACTTCTAAAGTGTCCAGGTCTAACAATTGTTGTTAATGGAAAACAAGTTAGCCAAGTAGTACCTCCATCGGTTGAATAATATAATCTAATCGTAGCACTTAAATTAACCAATCGAATTGAAGTTGCTTCTGTATTAAATGTAGCAATTGAAGCAGATGTATCAGTTGCAGTACCAACTACCCCATAACTAAGGTGTCCTTTTTCTGTTACTAATTGATCTAATGCATCATAAATAATTGGCATAATTTTCTCCTTTAATCGTCATCTGGTGTATGTTCGGTTAATTTAATTTTCATTGATGCTATTCCTTCAGCAGTATCACTAATTAATAATATTACATATCTTTTATATGTATCCAATACCCATTCTTCACTTACATACTCTTGATTAACCGCTGAAAATGTAAAACTATCCAACGTAGTTCCTAAAACTGAAATGTCACCTACGCCATTATAAGTAACTTTTGCCGCCGTAGAATCTAAAGATGACATAACTGTGGCAGTAACATCTGAACCACGATTCATTTGAACCACTGCGACATCTGTTCCTGCACCAGCAGTCATCGTTGGCGTTTCAAGTAAAAAACATCGTCCCGCTAAATTCATTCTTATTGCAAAATTAAGATGTATATCAACACCAGAATTTGGAGTAACAAACGAAATAAACAATGAATCAGCAGCATCTATATCAGCATCAAACGCAGTATATGTAAACGATTCGCCAGTATTTAAACTATTTATATTATGATCAACCGTAGTAACCGCATTATACATTCCATCGTTAGCATAGTGATTAGTAACATTTGAACCAAACGCATCATTGTCATCGTCCAATGCTTCATTCAAAACATCTTGACTTGATTTTACTTGACCAAAAGTCCAAGCAAACATTAGTAATGTTATTAGTATTAATTTTTTCATGTTTAATAATCTCCCATGTTATGCCATGTAATTACAATAGTACCGCTAAATGTCATTGTAGTGGTTGCTGTACAATCCTCAGCTAAAAATGCCACAGAAAGCCAAACATCAGTAGAAGCAGTATGTCCATCTTCGTCTTGAGAAGTAGTATTAACAAAATCAATATCCTCAGCCCCTGTTGATAACGTTCCATCAACTTTAGCCGCAATAGTTACATTAGCATTCCCAAGTTCTTCCGCATCAGTTAAAGTAGTAGCAGTACCTAAAGCCATATCAAATTGCCCATCAGCAGAAACGATTCCCGCACCAACAGCAGTAATTCCAATATCACCAATTACACTCGGGATTCTTATTATACCTTCTGGAAAATCAATTAACTTTAATGAACCATGACCACCGGCAGCAGCAGCATCAGTAATTGTCATTGCATAGTCAGTAAATGTGATTACCGTTTGGTTTAATCCACCAACATAATTTACATTGGTCATACCAGTAGCAGTTGCGTGAGTTGCGCCGTTTGTAATTTCACCACTAATATTTGAATCATCTGTGAGTATAATTGTCTCGACATTAATATCATCTGCGTTTATTTCTGCAAATTCATAATTCTCAACCAAATATATAACCTCAGTTGCTATCATTTGTGAATAACAAAAGCCTGTAATCAATAGGATTATTAAAAATAGTTTTTTCATCTTTAACCTCCTATTGTCTTAATGCTACTTTTAAATCATAAGCCGCTGAACCACTATCCGTTTTTAAATAAATTGCCGGTGCATCCATATATTCATCAAAGCCACCAAACGGTGGAATTGACAAGTATGTAGTTCCACCATCAATTGAATATAATATCGAAACACTTGTGCTGCGATTATATAAACTAATTGCTATAGAACCTGGCAACGTATCCGTTTTAACGGCAGCAGTTGTAGCAGTACCTTGAGTAATTTGAGGTTTGCCACCTTCTTTTATTGCTTGTGAATAATTCATTTTTTACCTCGACTTCTTTTTGGTTTCTTTGGAATAAATCTGTCAGGTTTTGCTAAAGGTTTTTCTTCAATTACTTCTTTAGGTTTTTCAATCACCGGCTTTACTAAAGGTTTTTCTTTAATAGCAATAAATCCTTTTGTGGATCTTGTCAAAGAAATTATTTTGTTTTGATAATCAGTAATTTCCTTACCAATTACTTCAGCACCTTTATTAGTAATGTATTCCCATTCATTAGGATGATCAATCATTAATTGAGCAGCTTGTTCTGCGCCAACGGCTACAATGCAAGAGCTTTTCTTTTTGGTATCACATGTAATTCCGGCACCCTTATAAAACCTTTTGACATTTGGTATTCCAATAAATTTTATTTTTATATTTGCCATTTTGTTTCCTTTTATACTAATGGAGTGACCGATTAAAGCCACCCCATTAATTTATTAATTACGCGCTAATGTAAGTTCCACCCAATCCGCGAACACAGAATATGTCGTCATGATCCGCTCCAGCTTCTAAGCCTTTACATACTACCGTTTCGTCTTCACCGGAAGTAACACCTTCAACTTCAGTTGCTGAAGAGAATACTAATCCTTCGCCAGCTATTGTCGTTTCAGATGCACGTGCTAAAAATATATGTATTCCTGGAATCGTTACCCATTTATCCCGTTTGGCTGTTCCTGTCGAACTTGCAGCATTTAATTCGCCCATTCCTAAATTAGCAATAGTTTCAGTAGCACTACCAATTATAGCACCATCAATACTCCAACTAACATTATCGCCATTAGTAAGAGCTGAAGCAGATGCAATTGGAAACGAACAACCGTATAAAGGAGCATCATTGTAAGCAATCTGATAACGAATTATGTCATCAATATATAGATTTTCGCCAGTATTAGCATTGTTAGCATAGAATCTAATTTCTTCCACTTTTGTCAAATCCCATCCGGCAGCAACCATGTCAACTTGAAACCATTGATGAACATCATCAACTATTGCCTGTATTGGCATTTTAGTTTGCAATACACCATCAGAAACAATGGCAACACTTGCTTCGCCAGCTACGCTGAAATCGCCATTATCTTCATTATGCACCCAAAACCCAAGATACTTAGTGTCGCTCCAATCTATTTGGCGCTTACCATGTACCCCAGCTATTATTGTGGATTCATCAATGTGAGCTGTTGATACATACTGCGAATTATCACACGCAGCCGTTTCAGTTAACAGCAAACAATTTGTACCAACCCTATTACCTGTAGCGCCAACTGCAAAATCTAAAGTACCATCATCAGATTCAGCCCAATCGCCAGACGTTTCACAATCATTCACTTGAACTATGTGATTAAGTCCTGTAGCAAACATCACTTTTTCAAGCAAGTCTTCAAATCCTAAATCCGAATCTGTTGAATTTTCTAATCCGGGAAATCCAAGTGCCTTTAAAAGACCAATGCTTACTGAAGGACGGTTTTTCTTTATATCTTTAAATAAACTCATGTTATTTTTCCTCCTTCAATTATCCAATAAAGTGATTGCCTAATCCACGAACAATAAATATATCATCGTTTGCAGCTCCGGCACCTTCTAATCCTTTAGCTACTGCTATTTCATCAACTCCAGTTGAACATCCTTCCATCGTGGTTGCGGCAGAAAATATCAATCCTTCGCCGGCAGTAGTGACAGCAGACATACGTGCTATACAAATATGTATTCCTGGAACCATTACCCACTTATCTCGTTTACCTGTTCCAACCAAACTTGCGCCAAATACTTCACCCATTCCTAAATCATTTACAACTTGAGTTCCATCACCAGCTGTTATTCCATCAACCGTCCATCTAACGTTATCACCATTAGTAACTGTTTCGCCGGATTTAATCGGAAAAGCGCAACCATACAACGGTGCGTCATTATAACTAATTTGATAACGTAAAATATCATCAACGTAAAACGTTTCACCCGTATTGGCATTATTACAATAAAATCTCAACGATTCTACTTTTGTTAAATCCCAACCCGCAGCTTCCATATCAATTTGGAACCACTGGTGAACAGCATCAACACACGCTTGGACTGGCATTTTTGTTTGTAGTACACCATCGGAAACAATAGCAACTTGCATTTCTCCGGCTGTTCCAAATGCTCCAGTATCAGAAGCGTTATGAATCCAAAATCCTAAATATTTTGTATCAGACCAATCCATTTGACGTTTGCCATGTCTCTTAGGTAAGATCGTTGATTCGTTAATAGATGTTATGTCAATATACTGCGAATTATCACATGCGGCTGTCTCAGTCATTAGCAAGCAATTTGTTCCTACTCTTTTACCAGTAGCAGCAAATGTTCCTAAATCGAAAGTACCATTATCGCTTTCCGTATAACCCGTATTATCTTCACAATCGTTTACTTGCACAATATGATTTATTCCTGCAGCAAACATTATTTTATCCAGAAGATGTTCGAATCCCAAATCTGAATCTGTTGCATTTGACAAACCCGGAAATCCGAGTTGTTTTAACAGTCCAACACTTACTGTTGGTCGATTCTTCTTTATATTTTTTATTAAACTCATGTTACTTTTTTTCTCCTCTAAGTAAGCAGGGAAGGTCTCAATCGTGCGGAGCAGTTAATGAAAAACTTTAAACACAATTGGAACAGTGTACGCTCTGCCTTCCCTAATTACAAATTAGTTATTTAAGATGTCAATGAATATCCAACACCAACCGTTTCTTCAGCAGTTCCAACAGGAGCATTTACCTGTTTGAAATCTAATCTACGGTGAGCAACTGCGATATTCTGACCTGTTTCAATATCCCTTGCGGTTTCAACTTTTACTCCACTTGGTTTCTCAGCATTACGGAAAGCAGGTGTATACACACTTAATATTTCCGTATCTGTTTCTGTCGTAGCATCAAACACACCAGATGTATTTAAATCTTGGCGCATAAATTCTGACACAACAATAGGTGAACCATCGAAGGAAGCTAATTGTCCGTTTAAGATTGTAGCTTTAGATCCAAATTTATCCATAGTCATTACTTCAGTAAGACTTAGCATTTGAATAAATCCGCTAATTCCTGTAACCCAAGCGTTTTTCTTTGGGTTAACTCCATATTTGCCCATTCCTTTTCTGATCGAACGTAACAAAGATGTGGAAATAGACGATATATCAACTGCAGCATTTCCTGATCCGTTGTTACCATGCTTTCTAATACCTTCAAATGATTTACGAACATCAAGCGCACTTGTAACATCACTATCCATGTGAGTTGAAGCAGTATCACCATTAATTACAGCATTCTCTTGTGCATCTGAAAGTGCTTGAATTAATTCAGCCCTAATCAAAGGCATAATAGCTATTGCAGAATCTTCGTCCATTTCATCTGAGAATAACATTCTTAAAGCATGTTTAACAGCAGTGAATGTTACCTTACTGGTATCTACGGTTTCAGCTGGATATTTGGTTGCGGAATCAGATGTTGATTCTCCTTGCAAATAAGCAAGTTTACGTCCACCACGAAGTGGATTATCAAAAGAACCACCTTTTGCCGGCAATGTGATCGTTCCAAATAATGCAGCAACTTTCAAGTCAAGTCTTAAATCATCAATCAAAGTGGCTGACATTCCAGTTGGAACCCAATCACTCGCATCATCTGTATTAAGAGCTTTTCTTAATTCAGGTCTACGCCCTAATTCAAAATTGAATAGTTTGTATGATTCAAGTTCTTTAACTGCACTTGTATATGTTACCCCAGAACCAGGATTAGCTTGATTTGCTACAATTGCTTTATGCATTCCGGTTAGATATAGCATATCATTTAACTGATAAACAATACTATCTAAATCGTACGCCTTACCGTCATGTACCCAACCTTGGCCGGGAATATGAGTTGTATGCGTTTGATATAAAGCACGTTCAATAGGCGCCGTTGAACCGTTAGTTCCATAACCCCATTGTTCGAATACCGGTGCTTTCATCACAACATCAAAGATCGATTTTTGCGCTTCTTCAGCTTCAGCATTTAATTCACCCAATGTACTTTCAGTCATAGTTTGAAATTCATCGAAGTTTTTAATGTGAGCTTCCAAATCGCCTTCCATCTTCTTTTGCTTTTCTAAGCGTTCGCCAGAATCTTTTGCAGTTTTCTGCAATATTTCTGCCATCTGTTTTACTGCACCAACAACATCATCAGTGTCTTTAACTACTATCACTGGTTCTTTTACAGCCGGTTTTTTCTTCTTATCTAAACTTTCCTTAGTCTCAATAATTTTACCGTCAGCGTCTACCAGATTTCCTTTTTCGTCGTATAGTTTCATAATAGAAACCTCCTACGTTTGAAATTAGGACATCTGGTGCCTCTGTATTTTTATTTATTTTAATCATATTTAAATTACTTTAATTCATTTAATTCATTTTGTAGCATACTATTTTCTAATGATATGCGTATTTCACCTATTATGGCATTAATTTTTTCTTTTTTCACTGTATCTGTATCCGCACCTTTATCTCCACCCTCGGTATCATCTTTCGGTTTCGGTTCTGTTGCTTCAAGTAATATGTCAAGCTCACTTAAAAGCCCACGCATGTTATCAGCAACGCCCTTAACTAATTTGCGATTTTTAGAACTTAATACTTTACCTGCTTTTTCAATTACAGTTTCTATATCCTTAATAGTAATTGGCAAACCAGTAGTACTATCAATGCTTTCAAATTTTATTGGAGGAGTAAATACACTATCATCTAAATCGGGATTTAAAGATTTACATTCCTGTTTAAATTCTGCAAATTCACGCTTTGCCAAAGAATCTGTATTACTTGGAATAGGTACAATGCTAAATTCAAACAACTCCCATTCTAATATAGTTGCGCCTGTTTGTTTAGGCATTACAGGTTCGTTACCTAATACCGTTGGTCTAAATCCAATTGATCCTGCATTTAAAAATCCATTACGAACTTTGTCGCCAATCATTTCAGCAAACGGATCTTTTCCTTCTTCGTCAAAAATAACATCTGCG